TGTTTGGTCCTTCTTTGATTGTGTATTTGTGTGAGCCGTTAGCATTGATATCGACTTCTTCTTTCATAACTTTATTTAAGAAGATAGCATTCCAACCATTCTTGTACGCTTCGTTAGATGGTCTTGATCTACCATCATATCTTCTACCTTTTCTAGTGTGCTTTGCCATTTGCTCTTACCTTATCTTTTAAATCTTCAATATCTTTTAATGCTTTATCTAATTGTTCTCCTAAAAATTCTATGTTGACTTTGTTTGTCATATTCATTTCTTGAGTTTGTTCCATTTTCTCAACGGTTTTGTAAAGATCCTCAATTAAAAATATCTGCTCTTGATCGACGGGAACCTGTTCACTTTTTTTAAGCAAATCATTTTGAAACAGTTCACGTGAAGTCTCCAACGATACTAATCTGGCTGTTAATTCTGTGTATGCGAAGACGCCCATTGCGACGAGAACGATCAAACTGGCAACCGTCTTCATCGGCATCTGTACGGCAGCGGACTCAGAAATTTTTAGCGCCATAAATTACTTATAAAAACCTTTAAAAATCCATTCAACCCATTTGTTCCATAGG